GATATAATGGAAGGAATTAAGTATGGACTAGAACCAGTATCTAAGAATCCTATTGACTTGGTAAAGTTAAAACTTGCTGAAATGGATAAATCAATTCTGGCTAACAGTGCAATTAAGGAATGGAGAAAGAAAGGGGATGTGATCTTTCTTCCTAATGATGTAGGTTTGCCTGAAGGCTTTCAAAGAATTTCTGGTAAGTATGGAGAGACAGAGAAAGGATACTTTGCTGGAAAGGATGCGGTAGCAGATGTTCTTAATAATTATTTGTCTGCTGGTTTGTATAATAATAAGTACTTTGGTATACCATTTAAAGGTTACATGAGTGTAGCAAATGCTTTAAATCAATTTCAGCTTGGTGTGATGAGTGCTTTCCATGCTGGCTTTACTGAGTTTGAAGTATTAATTTCTGGTGGAGCTAATGTAGTAAAGGATACGTTTGGTCTGGTAAGAGGTAATAGAAGTGTTAAGGATTTAGCTGGCACGATTAAAAATACAGCTACATCAGTGGTAAGTACGCCAAGCTTTGGTGGCGATATTCTTAAAGAATGGAAGACTCCGACTATGGAAGTTAAAGGAGATATTCCTGTAGGAAGTCTGCCTGCTGATAAAGCTTCTAGAGTTGCAATGATATCTAAAGCAACTGAACTTGCTGGTGGCGGATATTCTATGGAGCGTAATCTTAGAACTGGGCAGCTTGAGAAAATGTCTAGAGACTGGTACGCAGGAGATAAAGTTAAAGCTGCTCTTCGTTCCCCGATTGCATTTACTGAACTTACAGCTAAGCCTATTATGGACTGGTTAGTACCGAGACAGAAAGCTGGTGTGTTTGGTGAGTTGGTAGGAAGAATTGTTGAGCAAAATCCTGAGAAGACTCTTGAACAGTTGAAGCCAGAGTTTAGACAAGCATGGAATAGAGTTGATGCTAGACTTGGTCAGGCTCAGTATGATAGACTATTTATAAATAATGTAAGTAAGAACGTAATACAAGGAGCTATTAGAGCACCTGGTTGGTCGGGTGGTACGATTGCTGAAATTGGTGGCTCACTGAAAGATACAGGAAAGTTTCTTAAAGAATGGAAGGATACTGGTAAGCTTCCAAAGGATATTCCTGATAGAGTGGCGTATACTATCTCTATGCTAACTACTACCGCAGCTATTAATGCTTCGTTGACTTTAGCTCTTAACTATGACGATAAGAAAACCTTTAGTGATAATGTTAAAAGTCTTGAACCTGCAGATTATTGGGCGTTTAGAACTGGAGACATAGGCGAAGATGGAAAACCAGAACGCTTTGTTCTTCCTACTTATGCTAAAGATGTAAAGCATTATATGGAGAAACTTCTTGATACACTAGCTTCAAAGACTCATCCTGTTTTAAGTCTTGCTTATGATGTAGCAAAAGGTAAGGATTTTTCTGGTACTGAGATTAGAAGCAAAGAAGAAAGTATTCCAATGCAAATGCTTGAGACTATTGGTTATGCAGCTAAACAATTTATACCTTTCTGTATGCGTGGAGTATATAAGAACATAGGAGCTAATCCTGAAGCAAGTCTTGCTGAGAAAGCTAAAACAGCAGGAGAGAAGTTAGCACAGCATCCTTTAAAGACAATTGCTCCTCTTGTTGGTATTATGCCGGCAGCTAAGTCGTATAACATGACAGATGCTGAGAAGTTAGCTAGTGAAATTAACTCTACTAAATTCTTTGGTGAGCGTACTGAAGAATCTAGAGCTAAGTCTAACTTAATGAGTTATTACTCTCACGCAGTTATTAAATCACTTAAGACTGGTGAAGCTATTCCTGATAAGACAGTAGATGAACTTGTTAAGAATGTTCAGGATGGCAAGTTAAGCGAAAAGGATATAGCTTCGATTGAGCGTAGAGTTGAAGAAGGAGATGACTTAGTTAGAGCTACTAAGCAAATGTCTTTTTCTAATGCTTTAAAAATTTATGAAAAAGCTAATGACGAAGAGAAAGAGAAGTTAAAGGATATAGTTATACAGAAAGGAGATAATTTAACTGAAGTAGAATTAAAGAAATACCTTCCTAGAATTGAGAAAGCCTTTGGTATTAAGTTAACTGACGAAGAGCCGAAGCAAGACTTTTCAATTCGTACACCAGGAAGCTCGTCAATAATTGACCATTCTGATAATAAACTTTAAAGGAGAATTCGATGGTAGATATCCTTGGTGAGGAAATGAGAGTTCTTGTTGTAGTTGTTAAGGGAGATGTTAGCGAAGAGTCTGGCATGAAGCTAGTTAAAGAACTTGTTACCGAAATAGGAATGACTATTGCACCAGAACAATTGATGTGTAGATATCCTGTTAATGGTAAAGGAGGCTTTGGCTATACATTCTTTCAGCCATTAACAGAGTCTTTCGTTGCATTTGATTCCTGGCCTGACTTAGGTGGTGGATATTTGTTTATCTGTTCTTGTGGAAGTCTTCCAGCAACAACTGCACTTGAAGTAGTAAACAAACATGGACTTACTTGTAAGGATTTCAGGTATTTAACAGTAGGATTAAATAATGCTATCTATAAACTTTAAAGTTATTCCTCATAAGGAGCAACGTTATGAGACCTTTGGCGATTACTGGTGGGATGAATCTGGGGTTCTTCAAGCCCGTATATCTGATATTGGAGATGATGATATGCACTTTGCTGGGTTTCTTCATGAAGTCTTTGAAGCATATTCTACTAATAAGAAGGGTGTAAAAGAACCAGATATAATGGCCTTTGATGAGATGTTTAATAAAGAGACAGATGAAGGACTTCATAAGATTGACGATGAACCTGGCGAAGACCCAAGAGCTCCTTATAAAGAAGACCATTTATTTGCTAATGTTTTAGAAAAGTTGGCTGGTATCTTTTTAAAAGTAGATGAGCAAGAATACCAAAGAAGAGTAACTAAACTTTTTGAAAAGGATAAGTAATGGATTTATCTAATAAGCATATAAGAGTTTATGATAATGGACTGTTTGTAAGTACAGCAGTAGCTTTATCCAAGTATTTTGGCAAAGTATCTTACTGTACTCCGTGGAACGCAAGCGGATTTCCAAAGTCTAATGCAAGACTTATTGGGCAGGGTATTCCTGGTATTGAGTGGGTTGAAGATGTATTTGATAATTTAAAGACGGTTGATATCTTTGCTTTTCCTGACTGTTATGCAGGAGCTCTTCAAGTTCATATTGCTAGAGATTTAAATATACCAGTATGGGGAAGTAGAAGAGGAGATGAACTTGAGCTATTTAGAGAAGCAGCAAAGATTCATTTTAAACAACTTGATCTTCCTGTAGGAAAGTATGTAGTAATTTATGGGCTTGATAGTTTAAGAAAATTCTTACAAAAGCATGATAATCAGTGGGTTAAGATTGAAGTTACTCGCGGAGATATGGAGACCTTTCATGCAAAGAACTACGAATTAATTGAACCAAAGCTTGACGAACTTGAACATAATCTTGGTGCGTTAAAGCATATAATGAAGTTCATAGTAGAAGAAAGTATAGACGATGCCGTAGAAACTGGTATTGATATTTTTGCAGTAGATAATCAGTTACCAAGTAAAGTTATGGTAGGTATTGAGATAAAGGATAAAGGTTATATAGGGCAGATAAAAGATTACTCTTCTCTTCCTAGTGTAATTACAGATTTTTGTGAAGCAATTAGACCTACACTAAAAAGTTATAATTATAGAAACTTTTACTCTACAGAGAATAGAGTTATAAGAGATCATACTTCCTTTATGAATGACTTCTGTGCTAGACAAGGAAGTCCTCCTTCAGAACTTTATCTTAAGATGCTAGAAAATCTTGGAGAAATTGTTTGGTACGGAGCGCAAGGAGAATTAGTAGAACCAAAGTGGTCTGATGAATTTGGAGCAGAAGTATTAATTCAATCTTCTTGGGCAGATAAGAACTGGCAAGCAGTTGAGTATCCTAAAGAGCTTGATGAAAATGTAGTACTAAGAAATCATACTATAATAAACGAGAAGCACTACGCAATGCCACAGTCTGTTGGTATTCCTGAGATAGGAGCAGTAATAGCAACTGGTAAGACAAGAGAAGAAGCAATTACTAAAGTTAAAGATTACTGTGAAAAAGTAGAGGGTTATTATCTTGAAATGTTTTGTGATAGTCTTGATACAGCTGAAGAAGAGATGCAAAAGCTGAAAGACTTTAAAATAAACTTATTTTAGAAAGGGAGATACCATGCCAAAGAGAATGACTAGTACCTCTAATTCAGTTTCTATTTGTGTGGCACACGAAGGTCTTATGGAAATTATTATGGAAGCGCAGAAGAAAGAAGCTGTACAATCTACACTACTTGAAGCTCACGCAGAAGCTTTAAAGCAAATACTTGCAGCTCAGAAAGAACACAGCGAACAACTTTCTACTATGAATAGAATTGTTACTAATGGTCTGCAGTCTAATGTAATAGACATTAAAGCGAGTATGGAAGGTTTAAAGAAAGACTTTAATAACTTCTGTGATTTTACAAGAACAAAGTTAGATGAATTTGATGATTTTACTTGGTTTAGAAAAGCGGTGAATAAGTTTAGAGATAGAATATTCTTTAAGCTATTTTTGTTATTACTACTGATAATAGTAATACTAACCTTTTTACATTTTTCTCCTGTTTTAAGTATGCTGCTTAAGCTTGTGGAGAAATAAAGGAGCTTTGAATGAAGAAACTCTTGGTATTAATAATAGTTGCTTTGATTTGTTTAGCAACTAGATCAGTATCACCAGCTATTCATGCAGTAGAAAAGATAACTATAATAAAGTATTATGTTGGTCAGTGTGAGAGTGGCAACAAGCATTATAATGTCTGGGGAGATAGCGGTCTGGCTTACGGTAAGTATCAGTTTCATAAACGTACATTTAACTGGATGAAGAAAGAAGCTGGTAGACCAGAGTTAAAGTGGAAAGTCTTAGCTGATCAAGAATGGCTGTTTCAGTGGGCAATAGAACATGGTTATGGAAATCACTGGACTTGCTACAGAAAGGCACAAGTATTAGCTAAAGTTAAAAAGAAGAACGTGCAGTTAAGACAAGTTAAAGGAAAGGAGATATTATGTTATCAATCATTACCGCGGTCATTGGATTACTTGGGGGATTCTTTCCAGAACTACTCAAGTACTTTAAAGCTAAGCAGGATAACAAACAAGAATTAGAAGTACTTAAACTTCAAGCTCAGATGCAAGCACAAACGCATACTGAGAATATGGAGGAGATTAATACTAAGGCAGATATAAGTGAAAGCGAGGCGCTGTATAAAAGTGCGGAGATTCAAATTACTGGCGTGAAGTGGGTGGATGCTCTGATTGAAGTAGTTAATTCTTTGGTAAGACCAGTAATTACTTATTCGTTTTTAGGTTTTTATGCTGCACATAAGTTTGAATATACTAGTAAGCCTTTCGACGAGTTTGATCAGTCAACTTTGACACTAGTACTTGGTTATTGGTTTGGACAGAGAGCTGCTAAATGGGCTTTCGGAAAGAAGTAGTTTATGAGAATAGTTAATAAAGCTGGAATTGATTTAATTAAGTCCTTTGAGAAATGGAAGGAGAAAGCATACCTCGATGCAGTTGGCATTCTTACTATTGGCTGGGGGCATGTAGTTCTTAAGGAAGAAAGCTTTACAGTAATTACGATAGAAGAAGGAGAGGAGTTACTTGCTAAGGATTTAAGTAAGGCTATTAAACCTGTGTTAAGAAATATAAGTGTTCCTCTTACTGATAACCAATTTGCAGCACTTGTATCATTTACCTTTAACCTCGGTGGAGCTTCTCTGCAGCGCAGTACGCTGAGAAGAAAGATTAATAGAGGTGAGTTAGAAGATATCAAAGAAGAATTTCTTAAGTGGAATAAAGCAGGTGGGAAGAAGCTTGCTGGACTTGCAAAGCGTAGGCTGAGAGAAGCTGAATTATTTGCGAGTTAGAAAGGAAGGGAGGGAGTTTTAAACCCTCCCTTTTTCTTTCTCTTAAATCTTTTTAACTTGGCTAGCAACTGCGCCGATTGTTGTTCCAACCTTTGTTTCTACTGCAGAAACATCTGCTGCGATAGTAGGAACCATTCCTGGATTGTTTTTAACTATGAAGTACATAATAATTACTCCAATGTTAATACCAGCTAGTAAAAGAAACAGGTCTCTGAATATATCTCCAATCATTTGTTTTCACCTCCTTCCTTTTAAAGTTAAGAATAGTCAATAATTGACTATTTCACTTCGTACACATAAATTAAGAATGTAGGATCAGCGTTACTGTTAGCTACACCAAGACCACCCGTTCCTGTCTGAGCTGAACCGCCATTGCTTGCTGTGCCAGCGCTTGCACCGCCAAGCATAAGACCATGAGACTCTTGATTGTCTTTACCAAGAACCTTATAACGAAAAGCAGCTTTTGTCTTTGAGTCATTGTAGTAACCTATGATAGCAGGCTCTATATCTTCCAAGTAAATCTTGCCAAAAGCAAACCAGCGTTTCAGGTTAAACATATACTGATGAATCACAACAGACTTTACCAAGTCCTTATCACCCAGCTTCTTGATCTCGACAAAGTTAGGGGTGTTGGAAGTATAGTCAAAGATTCTCCCTTGAACCATAGGCAAAGGAACGGAAGGAACAATCGGAGTATCCATATAGTCTCTCTGGAAAGTGATCTCCTGACTAGGCGCAATTACTTGGTTGTTGTTTACAGATTGCTTCTGTCCTTGAACCTGTGCTTGACCTTGTTTCTGCATATTGGTCAGCTTCGTGTCAACAGTAATCTTAGGATCAACTACAACACTATTTAGATTGGTGTTGATAGCTGTATTGGAGTTGGTGACAGCCCCCTTCGCTATTGTTGCTGTAGCTGAGCCACCTTGTCCTCCCGTTGCATTAGCATTAGCTGTTCCACCAGTAGCATTAGACGTTGCACTACCTCCAAATACTGTGTTGGTGATTACAGGACTTGCCGTCGCTGTAGCTGTTGCTCCCCCTGTCGTTTCGTGTGTGCTGTCAGCAAATGCTGGTACAGCTATAAACAAAAACATTAAAACTACTACTAAAATCTTTTTCATACCTCCTCCTTCATTGCTAGATTGTTTAAAATTTACCGGCGTGATAAACCGCCGAACAACCGTCAAAACATGGCACAGAAACCGCCCACGATGCCCAGCATGGCTTTATCTTGTATATACGTGCCAAAATTTTTTCGTTTCATTAAAAGAGCTCTCAGCCAAACGTCGAATGAATTAAACCATACTTTATATTTCTGTCGATCTATACCAAATTCCTTTCTCATCTTTAGGCCCCTTAAACATACGAGCCACCTTACCTGTTTTAATCAAGGTCTCAATTACATTATCAAACTTAGAACTATCAATATCTTTCCAGATGATAGACATGAGTTGTTTCTCTGAAATCCATTTAGCGTTTCGGACTATTTGCAATACACTATCTACCTCTCCAGAAATCTCCGATCTACCGATAGCTTTAAATGCGCTTCCCATAGCTAACTCAACTTGCTTTATCTCAGCAATAGCTTTCTCAATATGTCTCCATTGTATTACTAATGTATTAGCTTCAGCAGCTGCGCACAGCATAGAGACTTTAATTATATAAGTCGGCTTACGTGAATACCAACCACTGAATGCTTTGTCAACACAGATACGTTGGCCGGACTCGTCTTCGTCGTAGCAGTCATACCATTCAGTCCATCGCTTTACACAGTCTCCAGTCATAGCAAACTCGCCGGTCATTCGACTGATTTGATAGAGATCTTGTTCTAACTCTTTCTTTAACTTCACCTCCTTCTCTGTCATATCTGGAATAGCAACACTCTTCTTTTTCTTGTCTGCCCAGACAAAAAGTATTCTCGAAGTTAGCCCGCCGCCCACGGCACTAGCTGGTAACGAATTTGCAAGACTATCAGGAGTAGTAGCTGCAAGTAAGTTTACCCAAGGTCGGATGATCTTATTAGAAGTTCCGTGCCTTGTTCGAGAAGTCCAATCATCTGGGCAGTCAAAAAGATCGGTAAGTGCTGTAAGCATTCTTGTATTTTCTTTCTTCTGTCCTAGGAATGATTCAAATTCCTTTGAGATAATATTAAGTGAACTGTGGCGTAAGCTAGTTCCATCTGGTTGCAAAGCATCCAACGCAGAACCTTCAATATCATCTGTCATAGCTTCTTTAGTAGCAGAGTCAGAGCTTTTAATAATATCAGGAATTGTGTTTAAAAAATCTACTCCATATTTAATAGCCTGAGTTTTTCTTGCAACGCCTGGCTCTGCTACCAAGACAATGTAAATGTTAGGGAAGTAAACTAGCCTACCAAGTTGAAGACTAATCTTTCTTCTAAGTGCAGAAGCTATAACAGAGTAACCAACCCAGCGATCGAAGATTGCCGCAGGTTCAGTATTATCCATTAGTTCAAGATAGGCTTCTAACCAATTGCTCAAATGTCGACTCATTCTTAGCGTTCTCCTTTACGACTTTATACCCATTAAGAGATTGAAGTTGCTTAGTAAGTTTAATTAAATCTTTTATCGTTTCGTCTAAGTGAAAAGTTACATTTCCTGTAACTGCGTAAAGCTGGTTAAGGTTTATCATTACTGGTATTACAAGAACGAGATAAGTACGAACAAGTATTCTTACTCCACCATTAACGTTGTGAAAGATTTGAATTCTATTAACCTGATCTTGTATAATAGTAAGAGTAGTTGAAGGTTCCTTTTTTAGATTAGCGTAAATCCGTTTTACTAACTTATCTCGTTCTAGTATATTAGGAACAGATACTAATATTGTAGAACTTTTATTCATTTAATCCTCCGACAAATTGCTCTGAATAAAGCTTCTGGTGTTCCTACTCTTTCAGTACATTTTATAAATCTGTTGTACGGTTGAGCGATAAGTATTACTTGCGGAAGCAAAGCAAACTTTGGATTATCTTCTATAAGAATACTATCATCGTTTAAGTAGGCTTGCTTTAAATCATCTTCTGCGTAAGTCATTGCAGGTCTTGGTTTACCAAAGTATTCATATAACCACTGAAGTGTGTAAGGTCTCCAATCGTGTGGTTGGTTAGTGAGGATTGAAATTCCTATATACTTATGAAACGCTTTAGCTACTTCTAGGTAAGGTGTAGGCTTAGCAAGGCGAAGTAAATGTTTATTACGATTAAAGTATTCTGTAAAAGCCTCTCCTTGAATTGTACAACTATACTTTTCTGGCTCTATTCCTACTGCTCCACACAAGTCACGAAGGACTCCATCAATATCGAAGTAGATTGTCATTAGTCTTTCTCCTTATATAGTAATCCAACACGAGTTAAAGCTTGTTTTCCAATAGGAGTGTACCACCTAAATAGTTTAAACCTTAGTACATAATCAACTATAACATTACCAATGTAATAAGCATCTTCAGCTATATCATAATGTTTTTTATTCCTTAGGAAAAACAAAGGAAACCTAATAAAAAAGTTTTTGTTGTTCTTGCTTAACCCATAAGGAATTTCTGTTCCAGGTTCAATACGCTTTATCATTAGTTATTCCTCCAATTAATTTCAACTTCTTCTTTCTCTCCCCAACTCTCACCAACTCCGAAATCTACGTCAATCGTAAATTCCTCATTATTACACTCCAAAGGAATTAGCATTTGCTTCCTAAGGAACTTAATAGTATCCATAACATTCTCTTCCTTTACCATTACATAGACAGCATCGTGAAGCTGTAAAAGAATAATAGTTTCAAAAGGAAGTTCTAGTATACTATTGTAAATTCTTAGAAGAGCTGTATTAAGTAAATCTCCAACAGTAGATTGAGGCTTGTAAGAATATGAGCTTCTAAATAAACTATCCCCCCATCTATCAAGAAACCTATGCTTCCTTCCAAAGAGATTAGTCAAAACTCTATTCTTTTTAAGTTCTTGTTGAATAGAAGTGTACCACATTCTAAGCGAAGGATTAGCTTTATGATACATATCCATAAGTATTTTAGCTTCACTAAGTTTAATACCAAGTCTATTAGCTAATACTTGTGGACCAGCTGAATAGCTAGTTGCGTGTCTGACAGTTTTACCCGCAGTTCTTTGTTCCTTACTTACCTGATCTACATCAATCCCAGCCATTTGCGCATAAGTAATTTTATGTACATCATAGCGGCTTCTTTCAGTCTTAGATAAACCAAAAGAATCCTTAAACATTTTAATAAGCTTGTAATCTCCAGTGAGATAAGCCACAACAACAGCTTCTGCTTGGATATAATCTGCTTGGATAATTTTATATCCTGGTTTAGCTCGATACATCTTACGTGCCTCCGGCGGTATGTTCTGAAGATTACCTGAGCCATACGGAAGGATAATCGACCCGCTGGAACTCCACCTACCAAAACTTCGCTTCGTTTTCTTTGTGTCTTCTTCATCATCACTAGTCGCTCCTGTAATGTTATAGCTTGTATGGACTTTTCCTTCAGGAGAAAGTTCGATATCGAGGAATTGTCTGAGTAATAAGTCTGCTTTCTTGTAATCAATTATTAAGTTGAATACAGGATTGTTAGTTACTAGTCTGGACAAAGTCCTTAAAGCATTAGTATCACAAGTCATTGTACGAGATTCTTCGATTGACTTCCTGCGCTTATACTGCACAGGTAAGCCAAGTTCTATATACAACAACTGACACATTTGTTTAGAGGAATTGAAGTTGATTTCTCTTCCTATAACCTTATCGAGTTGAGTCTTTAGTTCTGCTCGTTTCACAGTCCATAGATCTATCAGCTCTTTTTGTTTAACCCTATCAACTTCAATTCCTTGTAACTGCATCATAAGAGAGACTGGTATTAAACTCATTTCAAAGTCGAAAGTAGAACGGATACCTTGCTTGTCTATTTCTTTATCTAGAACAAGAGCAATTCCAAGTGTATTCGCTGCATCACCTGCGTTATACTCACTCGTACGTATTGCTTTACTTTTCCAAGGTGGAAGGTCAAGGCACACGCTACCGAGGAAACCAAGGTCACGCGGAAGCTCTGGCCAACAGACGTGTGCTGCTAGCAAGGTATCCATCCAAAGCTTTTCAACTAAGATATGATTGTTATGCCAAAGGACTCCAATGTCATAAGTCCCATTTTGCATTACTATCTTCTTACCAGACTTTAAAAGTCTAGCAAATGTTTGCCAGAGTCTAAGCTCATCATTTTCACAAAGAGCTGGGTTACGACCTTTGAGTAAGAATATCGACATAGCAAAGTTCGGGTCATGGCTGATTCCAAGCTCTTCTATATGACTTCCTGGCTGAACAGTCTCAACATCTATTGAGAGCTTATCCCATTCTGGGTGATCTATCAGTTCTTCCATGTAAGCTATAAACTGACCTACATCTGAATTAGATACAAGTGTCTGCTTATTCTCAGGTATACCAGGAAATGCTGAATGACGTAAAGCTTTTCGTAAGTCAAGAACTGTTTGAAAGTATAACTTCCAGTCATAGTTTATAGCCTGTGGATGGTAAGTAGCTATTACCTTTCTCCCAGGAACTAATGAACAAGGAAGTATGTAACCTCTAAAATCTGAAATCTTTTTCTCACTAGTAAGAGCCCAAAGCGCAGTAGCTCCAAGCGCGATTAGAATATTCGGCTTGTATAATTCGATCTCTTCTTTTAGCTTTGCAATCCAAGCTACTAGTTTAGGTTTAGGAATCGTACACTTCTTATCTTCAAAGAAGTAACTAATCTTATTCGCAGGTGGTTGCTCTCTTGCTACGTTTGTAACAAGGCATTGGTAACGAGCAATACCTGCCTGACCGAGTAGGTTGTCTAGAGTCTGCCCAGCATAACCTACGAATGGTCTACCAAGAATATTTTCATCTTTTCCAGGTGCTTCTCCAACAAGCATGATTCTCGCATCTGAAGGTCCTTCAGTATTAACGATCATATCTACTATCCCTCACTTGTAGTCAAAGTTAAACTTGTATCTACCTCATCAAAATCAAATGTGTCAGGATCAATGGATGGCGGGATTACTGCCACATCATTTGATTCTCTATCTGGCTTCCTAATCACACAGCCCTTCTTATCCAGAATATTAAACTTTAACTCTTTATTACTTTCCCTTGTAAGATACCTAACAATCTTACCTTCGCCAACAGCCATGTTAATAGCTTCTTGAATTGTAGATACTCTGTCATAGACAGGTTCTTTCTTTTCTTTTGGAGCACTAACATGAAGCGCATTATCGTAGTCATACGCTTCTCCAGAGTCTACAAACTCAGTTCCATCACAAGCCTGAAAGCGAAAGTTTGGAAAACCTGGAGTTATTATTTTTGCAGGAACAATTTTAACAGACATTTTACTTACTCCTTCCAACCTACTTCTTTATTGAATCTTCTAAGTACTGAGCAAACTTCTCCATAAGCTAAACCAAGTTCATCTTTAGATTTTTCAGATAACTCAGATTCTAAAGCATTATATAAAATTGCTTTAGTCATAAACAAACTTCCTTTAAGCTGGTACAATCTTTGCTGCCTTCGTTGTTTCTCGGTTTGTTGTGCCATAATACTTACTCCTTTTTATTCAGTAACCACGTCAATTATTGACCATTCTTACAATAACCCATGAGTCTTCTGCATCCTACTCACAGCTGCCGCATAACTTTCAACTTCTTTCTCACAACCAAGTGAAAGAACCTTCATAGCAACTCCTGCCTCAACTAAAGCCCCGCTACCCATACAGGGATCAACCATATACTTTCCTGGCTCACACACTCTTCCTATCAACTCCTTGCAAAGTTCTACAGGCTTTTCTGCTTGATGAATTCGCTCGGAAGGACTGACTGGGTCACACTGAATCCAGTCGGGTCGTCCAAGCAAGATAAGCTTAGAGTCTTGTTTCCTTGCAAATAAGATAAACTCATACGCAGACGAAAACCATCTCTCTGGTTGATTATTTTGTCCAGTGTCTCTCTTAATCCAGATGACTGGTCTTGGGGCAACCAGCCAGCCAGCAGCACCCATTCGCTCGGAGAGCCACCAGAACATACTTGGTGCACAGAAAAGGAGTGCATGACCTGTTCTCTTTGTGATTCGGTAAGATTCATTGGAGAAGATTTCAAGTAATCGCTTAGCATTTGCTTCACTATCGTCATAGGTAATTCCAGTTGTTGTATTTGTTCCACCTGTTTCTCCTCCAACTGTCATTGCGAGACTGTGAATATCTATTCCGTAAGGGGGATCAGTAAAGAACAAATCAACAGACTCATTACCAAGACCTTTAAGATAATCCACAGCATCTTTGTTAACCAGTACGAATTTATCAGAACGCTTAATTGTTTCTTCGTAAGAAGAAAGTGCACTAATATTCTGAGCAATTCGTTCATAGCCTTTTACTGCTTTCTTTATATCAGCTTTTGTTTTACACTCCGAGAGATTAGGAAAGTTCTTAATAGCATCTGCAAGCATAAGATCTTCAATAACACTTCCCTTAGTCTTACCCATGATCTGTGCTGCATCTTCAAGTGTAAAACCTCCCTCACGCCCAGGGACTGGTGTTCCATAAATCTTTCTCTTCAACTCAATCAGCCTACTTACCGCCATAACTTCTTCGGAAGGAGTCAGAGCTTTCCTTTGCACATTTTCCTCAAGCTCCATTTCTTCCATAAACAGTGGATCGACTGTATCTCTATAAACTACTCTTGCTTTTATTCCCAACAAGGCACAAGCAGCCAGACGCCTACCGCCGGCAATAAGAACACCTTCACGACTAATGATTATCGGTAGTAGTTGCCCGAACTTCCTGAAGCTTTCAGCAAGCTTTTCAATCTCCCCCATTTCCTTTCTCTGCCTTGGTTGTTCATCAGACACCTTAACATCCATCGGCTCAATTTCAAAGATCTTACTTTCATCAATACTACTCGAAGATAGATTTTGCTGATTCATTCGCCAGAGTCTCCTTTATGTAATCTTCATCTGCCTTATCAAAAGCTTCATTAGCCTTTTTTAAATCCTCAGCTATCTCCAGAGTAACTTGTGGAAGCTCTTGTATAGCTTCTTTTTCCTCAGTAGTTATTCCCTCGGAGTGTGTTTGGTCTGCCGGATTTTCTTTTGTTGTTTCGCTCTTAACTGCACAATCAAGCTCATCAACTGGAGCTGGTGCGGGAACAGGTGCTGCAACCATTCTAAGCCTACCGAAAGTTTTCTCAGCTGATTCAGTCAAATGAATCTTAATTGCAAGAGAGCAAAGATACATATTACCTTCGTTGTCTTCTGATTGAAGCTGGTAATATTGAAATCCTTTATCACTAGCTCCCCTATAAATTCCAAGTGGTGTAAGTATTTTTATGTTCATTCTTCTTCATCCCCTTCTTCAAAACTATCTTCCTTAAATAACTCCGCACTGTTCTTATCTTCCTCTGTATCAGAGACTGCCTCACGCATAGCAATTATGTCCTTTTGTTTAAGACCTAATTTCTTCATCAGAGCTTTGTCTTCTTCAGATAATTCTAGAGCAGGTTTTTTACTCGTTGATTTTTTCGTTGAAGGGATTTTTGCTAAATCCGAAGCTCTACGAAGTCTATACTCTGCCATGAAAGCAGCTTGTTGTTCTGGAGGACTCTCCCCAAAATTAATATACATTTGCTCTAGTCGCATTTTACCTTCCTTAAAAGGTAACATCCTCTAACTCTCATCACTAAATATTCCCCAATATATAGCACATGAGCAGGATTACAGAGGATGTTACCATTGGTTAGTTAAAACTCACTTGCTATTTCTTTCGTATTTCTACTAACTTCACTTGCAAGAGTTCTTAAAGTACTAGCTGTAACTGCATTAGTATATTTCTGCATTGAAATACGGTAGACTTCTCTTGCTTCATCAACAATACTTATTTCCGGCTTTACATAAGTTTTAACAGTTACTTTCTTTTTAGCTTTCATAAGTTCCTCCGTTTGTTTAAACATAGTAGAAGTAATCTTAAAACGGACTTGCACCGCTTCTACTAAGGGCAATGTAATCTTCAACTAGACTTTCACTAGACTGCCACCGAGTACTAAAACATTGTACTCTTCTTAGCCCGATTAACTACATTCCTAAACTTTCCATTATACTCATCTGTAGTTACTTCAACATCTGCTTCTACACCAATCCAAGAACCATCAGCCAATGCCTCTGCAATAGCTGCCGGAGTAGACATATCAATTCCCATCTTCTCTTGGAAATCAGCCAGCATGTTGATCTTGCTTTGTCTTTTGTTAGTCTTGTTAGACTTAGTCATGATTGATTCATCACCAGGTTTCGGAAGCCAGTTATTAAACTGTACGTAAGCTCCATCAATAGGTGTCTGACCATCGTTCATAACTCCACCATTGTCATGCAGACAGAAATCCCAAACAATCTTAAACTGCGCAGGAACATACTTTACTGCGTTAGCTGTTGCGTGGTAAGTACCATTAGGAATCAGCGGGTCTGCTTTATACTCATCAGTTACGTTGAAATCCAAGTCACTAATTCCACCACCTGCTCCTTCTTCTTCATTAATCTCATCTACCATTTGCTACTCCTTTACTTTGTAGTTGTCGTTGTAGTTGTCTTCGTGGTCTTCTTTTTTACTCCTGTTAAATACGCCATAATCTCGTTGTAGTTATTCTCAACTAGATTTGGCAGAAGCCTCGCCTCACCGCTCAGTCTGCTTCGACCATGATTCCTACCAATCGGAACAGTCTGTAAAAACCATTTTGTATCTCCACCCTCAAGTTTTGATGTATGATAGTAAACTTCATGAAAGTACGCAGGAATATCAATTCCAAGTGAACCAGTCAAACTTGGTTCAACACCAATTACTGCTCCAGTTTCCTTATCAGTAATAACTTCCAAATGAGCAATAAGAACTAAGTTAGATTTAAAATTAAGAAACTGTCTCAATCTTCCTTCCATTAAATTCTTAACCATACCGTAGTGAACATTCCAGATCGGGCCGCCAGTTGCGCTTCGTTTAGCATCAAGTTGCATAGCTTTTTCCATGCATAAGTCTGTCATAGCAGAAAGATTATCTACAATAACAGTCTTATACTTTCCTTCATCTACAGCTTTTCTGACTTCAATAAATTCTTTCTCAAACTTAGCCCAGCCTTGAGCACTTACATCATACTGCTCATAATCAAAATCTTTACCTCGATAAGAAACTATTTCCTTACCGAAGTCAAATATAAAACCTGGTGTTGGAAAAGTAGAAGCAAAGATT